GACGGGCGTCGCGCCGGGGAAATCGACGGCCACGGACTGGACCTTCGAGAACTCGTCGTTTCCAGGGAAAAGGAGTTCGGGCCCGCCGTTCTTGGCCCACAGCACGGCGCGGTCGGCGTTCAGTTCCTGCGCGCCCGTAACGACGGAGTAGCCGCTGCCCGCGGGCGCCGTGAGCGCCGTGACCACGCCTGCGGGGCTACCGAAGCACTCGGCGTACACGCGATCGCCGTCGTGGTAGGCTACGAGTGCCTGCGTAGTGCCGAGGACGACGCAGCCTGGGTACGTGCCGACCTTCGTGCTCGTGTGCACCGTGGACGTGCCGCCGCTGATCTGCGCGATCGTACCGCGATGCACCTTGATCACCTCGGTCGCGTTGTCTGTCCAGCTGACGTAAATTTCTGGGAGCCCAAGCCCCGCGCTCGTGAGCGTGTGGCCTGGGTTTCTCGAGGTCGTGGTGAGCGTGGCGTCGCCCACGAAGGTCTTCGTGGAGGCTTGCCAGCGAATCGTCTTGATGCTCAGCGACGCGGCCGAATACGTGATGAGTACGCCCTCTTTGCCGGCCTCCCAGTACGCGCAGGCCTGCAGGTACTGGGCATGCGAGCTTGGCGAGGCGGGGAGGTTCACGCTCTGCGTCGGCGTGATGAGTTCGCCCGTGGTGGCGTGCACGGCGCGGTACTTGATTCGGCTGCCCGCCTTGGCAACCTCGATCCACGCGAACACGAGCACGTCCTGGTAGAGGGCGGACGCGGCCATCCAGATTCCGCCCCCGTGCCTACCGAACTGCGCGCGCTCGAGGACTTGCCGAGGCGGCACCGTGAGCGGCGGGGGCGCGTACGGTGTGAGCGTCACTGGGCCGGGCACGGAGTGGCTGGCGTATTTTAGCTTCGCAGGATCCTGCGGGTCGATGTACGCGATGCCGTGGTGGTCTGTCAGCGTGCAGACCTGCGTCCCCCGCGCAAAAATCGCCATCGCACGAACGCTCGTGACGTTCGAGCTTGGTGGCACCGGCGGCGTTGCTTCGCTCGCGAACGTGGGCCGCTTCTCGAGGTCCGCCGCGCGATTCCAGCGCAGGTCGGTGACCTCGGACAGACTCGACATGGGGTCCGCCACCTCGACGCCCGACTTGACGTTGAGACCGCCCGTAAGCGGGACTTCGACCTCCTGTGGCTCAAGGGGCATCAGTACGCCCACACGCAGGCGCGCACCGTCCCAGATGGAACGGTGAGTGGCGCGCCTGTGCGATTGGCTAGGGTAGCCGTGACGACGTCTTTGGCGCTGACAGCGCCGATGAGCAGCGCGCCTGCGGGGAGAGGCGCCGTGAAGCCCAGCATGACGGGCTGACCCATGGCGGCGCCTACCACCTCGAGCGTCGTGTACGTCTCCGCGCCGGGTGGTAGCGTGCCTGGCACGATCCACACCTTTGTCGCCGTGAGCAACTCGGGCAGCTCGTGCTGAATGAAATGGTACACGCCGTCGAAGAACGGCCTCAGCCGCTCGATCTCGGGCGTCTTGTGCGGGTAGGCGGGCAGCGGGAGGCGCTTGCGCATCAGTAGCCCCGCAAGGTGAGCGCATTGCGCAGCTCGTAGTCGCTCACGGTGCGCCCGTATGCGTCGCGGATGCGCTGGGGCTCGCCTTCGTCGCGGTCACGCGCCTGGGCGTTGATGACGTCGCGCCACTCCGCGCGCGCCGAGAGAAACACGCCCACGTCCGGGCTCTGCTCCCGCTGCGCAAGCTTCGCGCAGACGTCGGCCACGACCCACTCCTCCCACCCGGGGCCCGCGTCGAAGGTATCCGTGTCGGCCACCAGGTCGGCGGGCAGCGCAGCGTAGGTGCAGCGCACCGTGTAGGCCGCGCTCGGCGTGGGCAGCCAGCGCAGGGTGTTCATGCCGTGCAGGCGGTAGCGCGGCGTGTACGCGGTCCACGACTGCGCAGACAGGCCGGACAAAAGCGCGTCGCGCAGGTCGGCCGGGCGCAGCGGCACGGGGTCGTCCTTCGCCCTGAGCCACACGAGCGACTTGAGCTTGTAAAACCGCGGCGGGAGCGACTGCAAGTCTACGCCCGCCGTGGTCGTCAGGTCGGTGTACGTGTCGAAGTAGTCGTCGCCGTACGCCTCGAGCAGGATGGCGTAGAACGCCTGTAGGCTCGAGTTGATGGCGGCATTGATGGCGGCGTTGGTCTCGAAGGAGTTGGTCGAGAACGTGGCCAGGTCGTAGCGCTGCCGCACCTCCTCGCGCAGGTTTGTTAGCGTTACGAGTCTGCCCATGTTCTCGCCTCACTCCTCGTAGTCGTCTTCGTCGTCTTCGGCGGACATCGCGCAGAGGTCGTAATGGAGCGTGAGCGCCTCGTTGACCGCTTTCGCGTCGCCATCGTCCAGCGCCTTGATGAGCGCCTTCGAGGCGGCGAGCTTGCCGCCGCCCTCGACGTCTCCGCTGTCGTCGTCGTCCTCTTTCTTGGGCTTGGCAGGCCCGATCAAGAGGAGGCCGGCCGCTTCCTTGTCGCCCTTCACACGCCAGCTCCCGGCACGTCCGAGAGCGCGATGACGGCGATGAAGTGCACCTTATTCGCCGTCCCCGACGTCGCGATGTCTGACGCCGCGATGTCGGTAGCGGACACGTCGGTCGAGCTGAGGTGCTGGATCTCGAAGGTGCGATTGACGATCGAGATGTCGCCAGGCGTGACCTGGTGGCCGTCGTTGTTGGCCGAGGCGAACTGCGCGCCGACGACGAGCGACACGAAGTCAGCGAACGGCTGGTCGAGCGTGACGCGGTATCGGCCTACGCCGATGCGCGCCACGCTGAACCCCGTCCCGTACTTCGTGACGATGGCGCCTGCGCCCGCCGGAACGAAGGAGCCCGCGACGACGCAGTACCCGACGCCCGGCCCCGTGAGCCTGTGCAGCTTCCTGATGGTCATAAGGCCTCAGGTGGTCGGCAGCACTACAGTCACGAGACCGTAGGGCGCCTTCGTGCCGTACTGGAAGCGGCAGCCGAGGCGCGCCTCGTAGTCGTCGGCGTTAGAGATGCGGAGCAGGATGTTGCCGTCCGAGTCGAGCACCTTCGGCGCGGGCCCCAGCGTGTACGCCTTGTACCAGTCGAGCGGCACGCCGAACGCGTAGCCGCGCGGGCAGTCGGGGTCCGCGATGAGGTCGCGCCCGTACGCCTGCAGCGACTCGAATCCGAAGTCATACTTGCGGCTGTTGACGATGCTCTTCTGGCCAGACACGCCGACCTCGAAAAGGGCATGGTCCGTGGGGTTCAGAAAGAACGCGTCGGGCACGACCTCCATGCCCTGGATCTCGGCGTTGACGCGCGCCCACACCTCTTCAGGCGCCATCTGGCTGGCGTTCACGCGCCGACCTGCAAGGTACGGGCTCACCGTGCGGTTCACACCGAAGAACGGCGTCGCCGTCGGCGGGGTCGGAGGCGACCAGCTGAGCAGGCCCGAGGCGACCGCGGTCAGCCCCGAGATGGCCAGGAAGTCGCCGACGCCGAGCAGGGTGATCGTGCCGGTGCACGTGAGCGTGCCGGCGTCCTTGTCGACCGCGGTCACGACGCCCGTGCCTGCGCGGGGCGTGCTCATGTCGGCGTTGGGGCTCGCGGTGATGATGTGGCCGACCTCGATCTCGTAGAGGTCCTGCGGGTAGCTCACCGTGATGGGGGACGCCGTGCCGGTCAGCACCTGGGAGAACACGCCGGACGATGCGCGGTAGATGTTCAGGCCCATGGAGCTCATGAGCGCGGCCTTCGCCCCGTCGATGATGTTGGCCGTGTCTTTCAGGAAGCGCTCGGCGCCGCTCGACTTCGCGGCCTCGACCACTTCGCCCGCGACCTTCGGGGCGTGGTAGATGTTCACCTTCGTCAGGTTGAACGCGTAGGGCACGCCGGCTGTGGCGTTCGCCTGGGCGGTGGCGAGCGTCGTCGCGACGCCCAGGGGGTTAGAAACCTTCACGGGCAGCCTGTAGAACTGATCGTGAAAGTCCTCTTCTCTCGCGACCATCGCAAGGAGCTTGTGCGTCTTGATCGTCTGATCGACCTTGCTGTCGTCGTACATGATGCGGAGCGCATCCTGCACGTCGGAGAAGGCAAGTGTTGCGGCCATGATTTACCTCGAGCTCGAGCGCTCCCGACGTCTCTGGTCGAGAAGCGCCATGGCATCCGCGAGCCGATCGTCTTGATCGCGAGGGGGCGCTTTACGCGCGCCTTCGGCGGCTGCCGTCTTGGGGATCGCAGTCAGGGCACCCTTGCCCTGACTGTTCGCGCCCTGTGAGCTCGCCGGGCCGGCCGATGGCTTGACTCCCAAAATGCTGAGAGCCCGTTCTCTGATCTCGGGGCGCTCGAGCGCGCTACGTAGCGCGGCCTCGTTCGCCAGAATACCGTGGATGTCCTTTGTGACCGCGTCGTCGTGCTGCTTGAGCAGCTCATGCACGTCGGGCGCTTCGCCGTGCTTCTCCACGTACGCCCGAAACCGCTCGACAATGACGCGGGGCGTGCGCTCGAAGGCGGCGGCGGCGGGGTACTTGTCGCCCGCTTCTTTCAGCAGGTTACTGACGTAGTTCACGTTTTCGTGAAACACACGCGCCTGCTCGAGCTCCTGCTTCTCGCGCTCGGCGGTCGCCACGCGCTCCTCGAGCTGCTTCACCTGCTGGAGCACGGGGTCAGGCTCAGGTTCGTCCATGACGGCCTGGGCGAGCTTGTCCATGGTGAGGCCGCGCTGCTGGAGGAGCTTCGTGATGCCCTTCGCGTCGCCCTTGTCGAGCAGCTCGGCGAACTGGGCCTTGTTCTGCACGTCCGCGAGCCGGCGCTTGGTCTCTCGCAGCTCACGGTCCCGCGCCAGCGCATCGCGCTGCGCCTTGGCGAGCAGCACCGCCTCATCGGCCTGCTTCGGGGGCTCGGCGGGCTTCGGGGCGGCGGGCGCAGCGGGCAGCTCCTTGGCGGCACGGCGCTCGCCGAGAATCTTGAGGGCGGCCTCGAGCCCGGTCTCGCTCGAAGGCTGCGTCTCGGGCGTCTGGGGCGCCTCTGCGGGGACGCTCGAGGGCGGGGCTTCGGTGGGGGCAGTGTCGGTCATGACGGGAGCGCCTCAGGGATGGCTTGCCCGGGTAGGGCCGGTGGCTGGATGGCTGCGCCGGGAGCGATTTGCATCGACTGCGGCAACGCTTGCGGGGGCGGCGGCGCGGGCGGCATGGCGGCATCCACGAACGCACGCAGGCGCATCAGCACCTCCTCGGGCGCCCCGCGCGACTTCACCTGCAGGTAGACGCGCCGCACCGTGTCAGCGGCGAGCTGCAGGTGCTGGTAGGGCTCGGGCACAACGGGCCGGCCGTCTAGGATCTCCTCCACCTGCCACATGACGAAGTCGATGTCGGCGAGTTCGAGCTGCTGGTAGTCGTCCGAGGGGGCGTCGATCACCTGCTTCTGCGCGTAGGGCCGCGACACGAAGCCAGACGCCACCCACTCCTGCAGCGCCTCGAGCCGGCCCGAGATGGTGTTCGGCAGCTGCGACGTGGGGAAGCACGTGAGGCGGTACTTCTCCGCGGGGATGGCGGCTTCACTCCACTTGACCGTGCGCACCAGCGGCACAAGACCGCGCTGCGTGCGTGCTGCGACGCTGTAACCGCCGTTGACCTTCTGCGCCTGGTCGTTCACGTCCTCGAGCCGCTTGACCAACTCCATGAATGCGGCTTCGTACTGCTTGCCCTGGATCTGGTGGCGCTGGCTGGAGATGTCTTCGAACGCACGCTGCGCGGGCGCGCTGTTCAGGCCAGCGGGCTTCTTCGCCTCGGCCGACATGACCGAGATGCCCGTCTCTGACAGGAAGCGTTCTCTGATGCGCTCGACCTCGGCGGTCAGGTCCTCGGGCGTCGCGCGGAACACCTGCAGCTGGGGCGGGTTGCCCGTGCCCTGGTAGCGGACGATCGTGCAGGGCTCGTTCGTGAGCTTGTCGGCGCGGATCTTGGCGCGCTCATCGATCATGGCCCAGACGGTGCTGCCGAGGTGCTGGCACTGCTGGATGCGCTCGAGCAGCATGTCCAGGCGCGCCTGCGACTCGCACCCGATCTCCGCAAGCCCCAGGCCCCAGTACCCGACCTGCCTGTTCTGGAAGCGCAGCGGCACGAGCGGCACCGCGTACTCCCAGTCCTCATCGACCAGGGTAAGGTTGCTCGTGGCGATTATATGACGCCCTTTCTTCTTGCCGGGCGAGGGCGCGTAGCACGCCTCGATGACCATCACCTCATCGAGTGACTGGTCGTGCGGGAGAAAGAGCATCTGCCGATCGAGGTCGGTCATGTCTGCCGCGCCGCGCAGGTCCGCGTAGTCCACGCCCCACTGATCTTCGATGAAGTCGCGACTTAGCCCACGGCAGCGGTACTTGATGTGGCTGTCGCCCGTGATGGCGCCGCGCGGGTCGATCATGACTTCGCCGGGCATGCACCGCTCAAGCTCGGGCTCGTTCGTGTAGCGGTCGAGATAGGGCACCGCATGGCCCGTGCCGAGAACGCCCGCGTCGAGGCACACGCGGGGCATGAGGTCGTAGGCGCCGAGGTCATAGCACTGGCCCTCGAGCACGCGGGTCTTGGTGCGCGCGCGCTGCTCCATCTCGAACTCGCCCTCGGTCACGATGTACTGGGGCTTCGGCCGCTGCGTCGCGATCTGGCTGACCATCGTGTCGACGGCCTGCTTGATCATGTTGAACTTGGGATAGTCGCGCTTGAGCGCCGTCACGATGTCCTGGCCGTTGCCACTCACGTCGGGGCAGTACAGGCGCATATGCTTTTTATCGCGGTCGAAGCGCGCACGGGAGAGGCCGCGGATGTGGGTGATGGTCGAGCCGAGCACGCGCGCGGCGTCGTCCTTGTCGGCCTTCCACCAGGGCTCGATGCGGCGCGCGTCGCTTGCCATGTCAGATCACCCCCAGGGCAGTGGCTGCGCGGAGCTGCTCCTGCGCAATCTCGAGCCGCTCACGCAGCGCCTGCAGTTCGGTCGGGTCGTCCTCGAACGCCACCTGGTCGAGCGGCACGAGCACGCGGTCAAACTGCGCCTCGATGTCGCCGACCTTGACGCGCGTGGCGCCCATCGCATGGAGCGCCCGCACGACCTCGAGCGCCGCCTCATGCGTATGCGTCATCGTGCCCACCATGGTCTCTCCACGTCATCGCGAACGCGGCTCGACTCCATGCGCTCGAGCCACTCCTCGTAGCCGGGCTCGCCTGGCAGAAGGTCCTCGGTCCGCTGGCGCTTGAGCGGCGCCTCGCCGAGGTAGTCGGAGAAGTGCCGCCACGCGTACAGGAAGGAGTCGGAGCAATGGTTGTCGTGCCCCGCGTGCTCCTTGAGCCTGGCTTCATTCGCCCAGGGGAGAGTCTCAAGCTCGCTCGTCAGCTCGTCTGTATCGGGCTGCAGGAACTTGACGCGCCCGCTGCGTAGGTCGCCGTTACACAGTTCGATGTAGGCGCGCTTCTCGATCTTCTGCGCGCTGAGCATGCGCTGCTTCGTTCGCTCACCAAGGCGCGCGTTGATGGCATCGATGTAGACGTTGCCGCCGAGATTGCCGCCGTCGCCGACGAGCACGTCGGGCGTGTAGCGCTCCACGAGCTCGCCTGTGATGTCTGCGCAGTCTGCAGGCTTGAGCCCGCGACGCTTGAACGAGCGCACCGCGTACACCTCGGCCGTGTTCGGGCGGTTTGCGAGCACGGTCCACGCGCATGCGTCGGTCTCCCCGAAGTCGACCCCGACCGCGTGCGGCCACTCGAGCGCGTAGCCGTCGACGCGGCTCACGTCGTTTCGGGTCGCGAGGTAGCGGTACACCTGCACCGAGTCGTCCGCGCACCACAGGCCCTCATACTCCCGCTGGTAGGTGGGCGCGTCTTCGGCCCAGCCGTTCTCACCCAGGGCCGCCGCGAGGTAGCCTTCGGCGTCGGAAAAGAAGTCGTTCTCGCGCACGGTCCAGTGGAAGCGCGACCACTTCGCCTCGCACCCTTCGTGATGCCGGCTGATGCGGTACCAGCCGCCCGCCATCACCTCACCGGGCGTGCCTGCGACCGTGCACGAGCCCCGCAGGTCGCCAAGCGCCGGCTCGATGGTCTCGCGCAGGAGCCGCTTGATGGTGCTGGCGTAGCTCTGCGCTTCGTCCAGCCCCGCCTTACGGACCTTGAGCCCGCGGATCTTCTGCCGCTCCTTCTCCGCGTCCGAGCCCTCGGCGCCACGAAGGAGCAGCGCCCCGCCGCGGGCCGTCTCGATCCGGAGGTCACTCACGTGCAGGTGCCAGCCGAGCTTGTAGGTCTCGCCGAGCGCCGCGAACTTGTCCCAGGCGAGCTCTTTCGCCGTGGCGCGTGTCTTGGCCAGGTAGATCACGACCTCGCCCCGCTGGCAATCCTCGAGCGCGTCCGCCAACTCGGCAACGAGCTGCACGGTCTTGCCTGCGCGACGCGAGGTCGTGACGGCCTTCCAGCGTGCAGACGACAGCGCGACGCGGCGCTGCACCCTGCACAGCTGCGCAATCCAGGGCCGCGGCTCGCACGCGGCGACAAGCTGCGCGAACTCGCTCACGGCGTGATCTCCTCGGCCGCTCGCACGGCCGCGACGACGCTCGGGTCATCCTTCGCAATCTCGGTCAGGCGAGCCAGCGCCTGCGCTTTGGTGAGCACGGCCTGCTGCACGTTCACCGTCACGGGCGGCTCGGCCTTCGGCCCGAACAGCGTGGGCTCGGCGCGCTCGAGCAGCCAGCGGGCGTCATCGACCTTCTGCAGCTTGTCGTGGATCCACTTCGCCCGCGCCTTGTTGAGCTGGATCACGAACGCGGCGAGTTCGGGGTCTGCGCCCTCGAGCCCCCGGCGCTGCCAGTTGTAGACGCTCTGGCGGTGGACGCCGACCATCTCCGCCGCGATGGCGAGGTAGCCGATCTCTTCGACCAGGCGGCAGACCTCCTGGCCCACCTCGGGCGTCCACTTGACCGGCACGGCCAGCGCATCGCGTGTGCGGGGCTTGGCCATCACGTGCTCCCCAGGGCGATGTCTGCCACGAACACCTGCGACGCCATGGCAGCCCGAAGCGCCGCCCGCCTGCCCTCAAGCCCTTCGGGGTACAGGCCCTGCGCGAGGAGGCCATAGGCGAACTGCACCAAGAACCGCTGCTCGAGCAAGGCGCGCACGCTCATCCGCTGGCGCGCTGCGTCGAAGCTGCTCGCCTCCACGGTGATGTCGGACATGCCGTGGGGCAGCGCGCCGAGGTTTCGCCACTGGACGCCTGTGCCCACGTTGCGCTGCTCGACCGCGAGCGAGTAGCGCTCGGGCAGCTTGTCCGCCTCGAGCAGCTTCGGGTTCTCCCGGACCTTACTGCGCTCGGCGGACAGGTGCGTTGCCCAACTGGAGAAGACCTGCGCGACGTCGATGCCGAGCTCGCGGGCCTTGTCGATGTCCCAGGCCATCACTTACCCTTCACCGGCGGGGGCTTGCGGCGCGCGGTCGTGACGCGGGAGAAGGGCACTTCCAGCACCTTCTCGCCGACCTCCACGACCAGCACGAGCGGGTCCACGAGGTCACGGTAGATGCGCGTACGCGGGCCTGCGCTGACGCGCTGCACGCGCTGGCCGCCTGTGAATGCGGGCGGCTCGCGGCGGTCGAAGTCGACCGACGTGTATTCGATGACGTTGATCATGGGCTCACCGGGGAAAGCTCGCCGCGCGTGGTTCCCACGCGAAGCCGCGCTGCTTGAGGTAATTGCTGAACGGGGGTCTGAGGGCGCTGAACACCAGCGCGCCCTCGGGCCCAAAACTCTCGACCAGCCGCGTCAGCACGCCGTGTCGGCGGAACAGCGGCTTCACGAACGCGTAGTGCACCACGAAGGCCTCGGGCTGCTGCTCGGCAGCGACCCACCCCACGATGCCTTCCGGCCAGTCGCCCGGGCGCGCCACGCGCACCTCGGAGCGCTGGAGCAGGCGGTCCATCTCCGCGCTGATCCACACCGCGTAGGCCTCGGTCGGCCAGCGACACGTGCGCGGCGACTCGCGGTAGCTCTTGCGCCACGAGTCGCGAATGAACTCGCGATCGTCCGGGCGCGCGGTTTCGATGGGCCACACCCCTATCCGGGGCTAGCCGCGTCGCTGCGCGTCGCTCTCAGTCGCTTTCGGTCAGCGTCCGAGCCGGCCGAGACGCCGCGTCAGCTCGTCAATCTGCCTGTCTCGCTCGAGCAGGGCGCGCCGCAGCTCGTCGCAGCTCGCGCAGGAGGCCTCTGCGGGCTCTTCCTGCCCCGAAGCGACCGCCTCCCACGCCTCGGGCAGCACAGCCAGCAGCCGGGCGTGCGTGGTCACGTAGCGGCCTCCGCGCATCGAGGCGGCCCCCGTCGCCTTGAGCAAGCGGCGCAGGCGCCAGACGGGCCACCCGGTGTGCTTCGCGAGGTCGGCGATGGTGAGCAGCATGGGGCGTCACAGCTCGGCAGAGCCATCGAAGATGCGGTGACACTCGGACATGATGTGCGCGCACGCGCGGTTCGCGCCGTCCTCGCGCGCTTGCACTCGAATCCGGTTGAGTTCGCCGCGCACCAACTCTGCCGAGCTTGTCTCGTGCTCTGCTGCTTCGACCTGCGACGCGATGGCTCCGCCTACCGGCCCGCCCGCCTCTCGAAGCCACGCACACACAGTCATGCGCTCGACCGCACGCCCGTGCGCCACGCCGGCCGCGAATGCCTCGTCCACCTTCGCCTGCGCCCCACTCTCACTGACGAATCGCTTCTCGTTCATGATTCCCCCCTCCCCCTTGGCGTCATGGCGCGTCGCGCCCTACGCGCGAGACTACAGCCACGCTTTCACTGCACTATTGAGCAGCTCGCGCGCCTCGAGCGTCGCGCCTGCCACGCGCGCCACGCGGTGCGGGTCTGCCGCGCTCACGTCGGCCAGCGCCACCTCCACGCGCACCAGGTCGGCGTCGGGCAAGGTCGAGCCCTTGCGGCGCGCACGCCTGAGCAGCGCCTGGCCGTCCGGCACGAGCGGGAACAGCGCCACGCACCTGCCCCGCGCCGAGGCCGCCCAGCACGCCCCGGTGTGCCCGAACGCGAGCTCGAGCGCACGCACAGCAAGCGGGTCGCGCTCCCGGAGTCTCAGCATGCGCCGGCTCAGGTCGCCGTAACGCGCGAGCACCGCCTCGTCGTGCTCGATGCCAGCGGGCGGGCGGGTCTCGTGCATCGGGCGCGCTGTCACCTCGCGCGCGGGCGAGGGCTCAAGGGCGTACAGCGCCGCCCGCTCGAGCATAGGCCCGCAGGTCGAGCGCTCGAATGCGGATGCGCCGACGCTGTAGAACCACGTCAGGTCAGCCGAGGCGCGATGCTCGCCGCGCACGCTGGCGAGGCTCACCATGGCCTGTGCTCCCATAGCCACGCGAGCACGAGCAGCCCGCCCAGGCCGACGAGAAAGCGCAGCGTCCAGACAGTCGCCAGCACAGGGTCATTCAACACGGCGGCACCTCGGCCTGTAGCCGCGCGTCCCTGCGCCGAGAGCAGGGCGAGCCCGTGCAAGGTAGCGCCGCTCGAGCGTGACGGCGTCTACCGCCTCGTCCACTGCGTCGCAAATGACGTGAGCCATGCCTGCCGCTTCGGCGCCGTAGATGAGCGCCGGCACGTCCACTACCGCGAGCACGCGGATCTCGTCGCGCAGCGGGTCGTGGTCCCACGTGATGCGTCTCCAGCCAGGCGGCAGCGTGGCCTTGAGTAGCTGGCTCACGTCAATCACCCGCCGCCTCCTTCGCCCGGGGCGTGCGCATCCACGCGCGGTACGACCGCCAGCACGTGGCGCACAGGTGCCAGCTCTCCACCGCCACGGCGGCGACCCACAGCTCCTGGGCACGGGCCAGCGCCCAGCCTTCGGGCTTGTGGCTGCGCGCGCCACAGCGGTCGCACACCCACGTGGTGACCTCCTCGATCGCCATCACTCTGCCCCCGACTTGCCAACGAGGAACGCGTGGTGGAGTTCAGCCGCCTTCGCCTTCCGCGGCGCCTCTTGCCAGTCGCAGAACGACTGCCAGCATGCGCCGCACAGGTCCATGCCATTGAGCTGCACCCAACCCTTGGGCAGAGGGTTCCAGCCCCCGCCATCCCGCTCGGGTGCGCGTGCGCCGCAGCGATCGCAGATCCACGTCGTGTGTTGCTCGGTCGCCATCACTCGCCCCCCTTGCGCTTCTGTAGCGCCCACTCGATCGCGAACTGCGCCACCACGTACACGAGCACGCACACCAGCAGCTCGCCGCGGTCGAACACGAGCGTCACCTGCTGCATGCCCGCCTCGCCTTCCGCTGCTTCACCGGCCAGTCGCCGATGCGCCTCAGGTGCACGGACACGCGCGGCTCGATCTTGCCGATGCGCTTCGTGACGCTCGCGTGCATCACCTGGTTATCGTCGTGGTAGGCCACGCCGTTGAGCGCGTCGGAGATGGCCTTGCCTAGGTTGTCCCAGTCCCTGGTCTGGTAGGTGGGCAGGTCAAACACCATGTGCATCTCGTACACGCCGTCGAGCCGCCACGCGCTGCCGATGTGAAGCGCTGCCGTGTCGCGCACGAGCGCTTCGAACGAGCGGGTCTGACGCCGGGTGACGTGGTGCCCGGTGCGCCGGTCGCGTGTCGCGCGCTCCCAGGGCTTTGCGAGCACGTCGATGGTGAACGTCACGCTCTCGAGGGCGTCAGTCATAGCCGCCACCCCAGCACCGCGCCCAGCCACGCGTTGCGCAGCCGCACCCACAGCGAGCGCGGCCCCGGCGCGTCGCACCGCAGCGCCCAGTCCGGCCGCTCGGGCGCGACCTTGGGCGCGTGGTAGCTCGGCTCGTCAAGCTGCCAGTAGCGGTCCGCACGCTCACGCAATCGCTGCGCGCTCGGCAGCACGTACACGGTGCCGCACAGCGCGCACGCCACTCGCACGCCGTTCGCCGCCGCACCGAGAGCGCGATAGCTCTCAGCATGGCAGCTGGGGCATGTGAGCGCCTCGATCACGCGCCGTCCCTCATTGCAGCCCAGCGCGCGCGGCACTTCGCGCATGCGGCGGTGTCTTCGAGCACGGGCGTGGTCCGCCTGCTCGCGCCGATCAGCAGGCCGAGAATCATCAAGCCGAACCACGACCCGATCACGAACGCAGCCACCACAAGCGGCCAGCAGTTCGCCAGGCAGCCCCACAAGCTCGTGCACACAGCAGACAGTAAGATCATTGTGTCCCCCTTGCCCTATCTCGCAATCTCAGAAACTTCTGCTCGAGCCGCTCCGCCAGCAGCCGCTCCTCGTCCGTGCACCGCGGGCCCCACAGCGCGACGTCCAGCGCCTTCAGGGCGAACAGCACCTCGTCCAAAGTGAACGTGGTGACGAGCGGGAGCCTTTTCACGGCACCTCCGCTGCGTGCTCTGCGTGCGCCATGCGCAGCTCGAGACGCTCAAGCTTCGCCACCAGCTGCGCGTCGACTTTCACGCTCCCGAGGATGTACCGCGCCTGCTCGAGACAAATCAGCACGTCGGCGACCTCTGATGCGAGTTGGTCCGCTGTGATGCGCCCGCGTTCGTATTGGTTCACGGCGGCCACGAGCTCGCCGCACTCCTCCGTGAGCTGGCGCAGTTGCTTGTTGTCACCCCACAGATACACGGCGTTCGTGATTGCGGCGCTCAAGCGCCCCTCGAAAGACTTGTTCACGACTGCACCTCCGCCTGCTCACGCCTGCGCTTGCTCGCACGCGGCAACTCGCCCCAGCGCACGGCGATCGCGAGCGCTGCGGTGGCAGCCGTGCCCATAATGGCGCCGCAGACAAACGCCCAGCTCACCCAGGTGAGCGCTTGGTCGATGCTGATCATCGGTGCTCCTCCAGTCGGCCCGTCTTCGCGTTCCGCTGCATGGTCCAGCGCGCGCCGAACTCTTCCTTGCCCTTGACGTGGCGCAGGTAGATCGGGGCGTAGGGGTTCTCCTCGTTCCTGTGCGCGAGGATGATGTTGTCCGCCATGTTCGCGAGGTCCCTCGATTCCTTGAGCCAGTGCTTCTGCGGCTCGTCCGTGGCCTTCGCGCCGCTAGGAATCGTGAGCTGCGACAGGAGCACGAGCGCCACGCCGATGCGGTCCGCGTGCGCCGCGATGGTCTGCGCGACCTCGTAGATCTCGTTGCGCCGGTCTTGCGCCTTTGCAGCCTTACGGATCGCCTGGATGTAATCAACCACGACAAGCTTTGCGCCTTGCTGCGCGGCGCGCGTCATGGCGGCGCACGTGTCGACGTCGCTGCCGCCGCGTCGCTGGCTCACCACGAGCTTCGAGCCAAAGCTTTGAATGACCTGCGCGGCGTGCGAGAGGCGATGCCAGTCCGCGTCCTCCAGCTTGCCGGGCCGAATCTTGCGCGGCTTCACACCGCTCAGCATCGCCAGAAACTTGCGCCCCACGAGCAAGCGCGGGTCCTCGCGCGACACGTACGCCCCGCGCACGTCGGCTGATGCGGCGCCCACCAGCATCTCGAGCGCGATAGAGCTCTTGCCCACGTTCGTGTCAGCGCCGAGCACGGTCACGCTGCCCACGGGCAGGTCGCCCACGAGCTCGGCCATAAGTGGCAGCCCCGGGTAGACCTCCACGACGCGCTTCGAGTGCCCGTGCAGTTCGTCGTAGACCAGCTCGGCGCAGCCCCACGCGGTGACCAGCGGCTCGTGCTCGGGCGCCTCCACCGCGAACACGCCGAGCCCGGCCGCGAGCTGTTCCGCCTGCTCGAGCTTGCCCTGCTCGCACGCTCGGCGGAGCTTGAGCGCCTGCTCGTCCAGCTGCCGAAGGCGCTTGAGCTCGTCCAGCCTGCGCGTGGCGGGACTCGAGTCAGGCACCGTGTCCGTGAGCTCGAGCAGGTAGCCGTGGCCGCCCACGGCGTCGAGCTTGCCCACGCTGGACAACCGCTCGTACAGCCGCACCGTGTCCACGCCCTGGCCCTCGGCATGGAGCCAGAGCAGCTGCGACCAGATCGTGCGGTGCACGTTGCCCGCGAAGTGCTGCTCCGTGAGCGGCAGCTCGAGCAGCAGCGAGGGCTTGAGCAGGCACGAACCCAGCACCTTGCGCTCGAGCATCTCGTCGCAGAGCAGGGTCATGCCGATTCCTCCTGCCACCACGAGGGCCGCTTGGGCCGCAGGTCGGCCTCCGTGACGGGCTGCGGGGGCGGCGCCACGGTGGCGTCCAGGAGCGCCAGGCCGAAGGGGCGCTTGTGGTCCCGCACCAGGTCTAGAGCGGCCCGCACGAGCGCCCTGGCGGCTTCCCTGGGCCCGGGGAACGTGCCGGCCTGCACGAGCGACTGGACCCGCTCCGCCGCGGTCCGCATCTGGCTCGGGGGCGCTGCCGGAGCTGGCCTGAGGTTGCGCTCGAACGCCTCGCTCCCAAGCTCTTCGAGCAGCACGGGGATCAGACGCTCAGGCGGGGGCTCTCCCTCGCGTATGCGCGAGCGCGCGTTCTCTCTCTCTCTTCTCTCTTCTCTCTGCAGATCGCGGTCAAATGATTCTGCAGACTTAGCCTCACCTGTTTGACCACCATACGTACCCCTTACGTCCCCTGTACGTACCCCTTGCGTACCTGATGCGTCCTCCTTACGTCCCACATAGCGCCCATGTGCAGCGTAAGACTCGGCGGTATAGAGGAGCTGGATCCCCCCCTCGACGGGGACCAAAAGGCCCGCCTCCACGATGTCGCGGACGGCCACCCGGAGGGCTTTGCGCTCGCGCTTGTCCGGGCCCAGGGCGCGCACCACGACGCCCTCCGCCTCGCCAAGCGTGAGCCCCTCAAGCACCCGGTCCTGCCACAGGCGGAACAGCTCGGCGCCGAGCGCCCGGGTGAGCGCCGGGAGGCGTAGCCACCGGCCAGCCGGCTCGAGCGGCATCTTGATCCAGCCAGGCCTCACACGCCCTCCTCGTCTGCGATGCGCCCGAGCTCGCGCTCGTACTCCGCCGCCGAGCGCGCTGTGCGGGTCAGGACGGCCTTCCTGCGTTCGTAGGCCGCCCATGCCCCGTCGCCGTCGTGGCGGGCGCTGGCGGGCTTCGAGTCGCGGTCCACGACCAGGCGCAGGCGGTAGGCGAGGGCGGCGGTCACTTCTCGCCCCCCGCCAGCTCGAGCTGTTCCGCCGGCCGGCCTGCGCTCTCGGCACGCTTGCGGGCGTTGTAGCGGGCGCAAGCTTCGCGCCGTTGCTCCTGACGCTGCGGGTCCTTTGCCCGCTCTTGCTCGTACGCGCGACGCTTCTCAGCCCGTTCTGGCGTGCTCTCATAGGCGCGCAGGCACCCCGCGCAGCGGTGCCCCCAGCGGGCCTTGTAGAGCTTGCTCGAGCCGCACCGCGGGCACGTCCCGCCCACGTACACAAGCGACTCGCCGCGCCTCGTGTTCTCTTGCGTCGTGACCGCCTCGAGGTGGTCGGGGTTGCAGCACGACGGGTTCCGGCACTTGTGGTCGAGCACGAGTCGATCGGGGATGGGCCCGATCGCGAGCTCGTAGGCGAGGCGGTGCACGCGGCGAACGAGCCGCCCGATACGGACCTTGCCGTAGCCCTTCGAGTCGCGGTTCCCGAGCCACTCCCAGCAATCGTGCGTCGTCGCGCGCGTGTTAGACCGCAGCCACTCGAGCGAGAACTCGGCGCCGCCAGCGTTCGAGCGCGGGTTAGGGAGCGTCATCGTCATCCCCCAAAAGGCGTTGCTGCACGGGAGCGGCGCGGCGTTCGGTAAAAAGAGGGGGTGTGAACCCGCGCTCAAGCCGGCGCTTGCCTATGAGGTAATGAGCAGGGTCCATCTCCGCGCCGATGGCACGCCGGCCTTCCATCACGGCGGCGAGCAAAGTCGTCGAACCGCCTGCGCAGGGGTCGCAGACAAGGTCGCCTGGACGGGTGTAGTCGCGGACCAGGGCGCGCATGAGCCAGAGAGGCTTGCTGCCGACAACGCCCGAGCGTCGTGACGCGGTCGCCGTGTTCTGCCCGGCGTCGAACGGGTTGCCCCAGTAGCCGCCCTGCAGCGTGCCCCACTTATGTAGCGCTGCAGGCCGAGCGACGACGATCCAGCACGTCCAGTTGCTCGGGCCGTCGCCCGCAAGCCTCACGTTCATGCCGACCTGCACGCAGGGAAGCGGCGCGAACACGTACAGCCCGGCGCTGCGCAGCGAGTCGCGCCACGCCGGATAAAGCTCGCTGTCAGTGAGGCTCGCGAACCAGCCGCGGGTGCGCGGCGCCCACGCGGACACGAAGTCAACGACGTCTGACGCTGCCATGTGGCCGTAGCCGATGCCTCGCGAAGATGCCCAGCGCTGCTCTGACTCGACCCACTGAGCGCCGTCTCGCCGCCCGTGCCGCTGTCCCGCGTGCGTCCGCTCCGAGTAAGGCGCGTCGACGATCAGCGCGTCCACCTCGCCCACATGCGACAGCGCGCTTTCCCAGCGCCCGCAATGCAGGTCCCAGCCCGGCCCGCTCGCATGCTCGACGTCCACCACTCGCAAACCCCCTAAAAACAGCGCCCGAAGTGATTCATGGAGCCCAGCTGAGCTCGTCGCGGCACATCTCCGCGCACCACGCCTTCGAGCGCTGAGACCTCAGTCAGTCAGCGAAGCAAGCACCCCGGCCGTACGCTTCCGAAACGCACGGCCGGGGGTTCGTGTGCGGCGAACACCAATGTCCGCCGCACCGCGAAAGTTGCCCCTGCGCCCGCTGCACAAACGGTGTTGCGTGCGTTCCGTTCGCGAGCGCTGGGGCGGGCCACGCAGCATTGCGCGGCCGTAGAGAGCGTGTGCCCACCCGGACGGGGAGCAGGGGGTGAGACCCGCCCAGGTGAGCGCACGCAGGGGGACTTCACGAGGCCTCGCGGGACGCAGGGGCCTCAACTTGGCTGGATTGACGGAAGTCCGACTCTCCCGTATGCCAGTGACATGACCATTCAGTGCGTAGGATAGGGCCGTGTTGCCAGGGTCTGGACGCGGCCTCGATCCGAGTCGCAACGAGGAAGCCGACCCCACGGCGCCCCGCGAAAATGTGGCTGATGGTGGATTGCCTCACACCGATGAGGTCGGCGAAGTGGGTCTGGCTCAGGCCCGAGTCGCGGAACCACCGCCGCAGCCTGACGAGTGCGTTCCTGCCCTTCCGTCCCCTCCGATTCATGACAAAGTCATAAATACGCCTGTATCCACTGTCAAGAATATTCGCGCGAACATGGCCGTCGTGACGGCTACGACCGAGCGGGCGAACAGGCGATTCCTGCAATTAATTGAAGAGCTGGGCGCAGAAGAGGGAGCGCCAGAGCACGGGTGGAAGAGTCGTGTCGCACGCAGGCTGGGTGTGAACCCCAGCTACATCTCGATCCTGGCGCGCAGCGTGCGCGTCACAGTGGGGGCCGACAGCATCGAGAAGGCGTGCGCGCATCTGCGCCTGCACCGCGACTTTTTCTACGGGATCCGCAACCCAGCTTCGTACAGAGACTACGTGATCGCTGGGACAGACCCGCCCTACAAGGCGTGGCACGAGTTCCGCGAATCGCCGATTGGCCGCGCTATCACCGAAGCGGAACGGGTGGCACTCGTGTCTATCGTAGTGCCAGATGGGTCAGAGCCCACCGCGGCATTCTATGAAGGCATGCTGTACATGATCCAAAAACGCCTTACGCGCTCGGAAGCCCTGATAGGCATTGAAATGTCTGCAGAAACAGACCGAAAGCTCGCGCAAAAACGTAAGCCCAAGGGCTGAAACTCGAAACAAAGGCTGTAGGCAAAGCCGTCTCTCTGTGTATTCTCGCCCCGACTATGGGGGACAGCGCCGCACGTCGGTTTCTGGGGGAAACCGGCTACCAACCACCGCTCACAGCCGTCGAGGCGCTTCGCGCTGCGCGGCTCTTCCAGGCCCCAGGCACGGGGCCTGCCACGCTTACGGGGCCTATCCTCAAGCACGACTGCTCGCGCGTCGGGTGGGAGGACGAAGTCTGGTCCCTCGTCTGTGGCGTCGTGCTCAGGCGGTACGGCGATCCAGATACCGCGCAGGCACGGGCCGAGTGCGCGCGCGAGCTGGGGCGCGGAGAACAGGCGGCGCCTGAGTTACCGAGCAGGGCCCTTCGATTCGACCGCCCACGTTGAGTTCTGGTCCGTGTACTTGCCGTGATGGCGGCGCAGCTTGCGGCTGTACAGGGCCTGCGTCCCGCAGCCCTCGGCATGCACCAGGACCGGGAACTTGCCTTGCCGTTGCACGAGCGTGAGCCGCACGATCTCCGCGCTGCAGCCGAGCTCCATGGCCGCGCGATGCCGCAGATCGCGGTCCGTTTGCTCCCACACGGATTCGTAGACTTCGATGCCGCCGGACGTTGTCTTCGGGTGGCACGCGCCGAGCAGCATCGTCAGTAGCGCCACATAAACACGCGTCATTTCGACCCCCTGTGCGCAGATTGTCGCACGGCCGCGGCCGTTTAGAACACGTAGCAAACGTGACAGTTGCATCATGACGCTGTCATGAATATGATTCTGTCATGAACTGCGTAGTACCCAGCCCCGCCTGGCGCATCGTCTCGGTCGTCGGCCCCGACGATGGCGACCACGCCTACCGCCTGCAGCTCGAGCGCGGCGACGAGACCGCCTACGTGGACGTGCAGGCCTGGGAGGACCGCCACGGCGACGCGCGCCTTGAGGTGCTGGCCGAGTGCCCGGCGGGCGATGCGCTCGGCCGCGAGGCTGCAGACGCGCTGCGCTGTGAGGACGAGCAGGCGCTCGCATGGGCGGTGCTGGACGGGCGCGCGTACGTGCTCGAGACGCGGAGGGCAGCGTGACCTTTCACCAACCAGAGCGCCTCGACGCGGATATGTACGCGGACGACCCGTGCGGCGGCCGCCACTGCCGCGGCTGCACGACCTGCGAAGACGAGCGCGCGTGCGAGGGCTGCGACACGTGGGTGGGTGCGCTGGACGGCGAGCAGGCGGACGACGGCGTGTGGCTGTGCCGCGACTGCGCGGACGCGGCGCACCGGGAGCAGGAAGCGCGCGAGTACCGCGGGCCGGTGCACGAAGCTGAAGGCTGGAAGTGAGGAGTAGCGAGATGAAATCAGCGGAGCAAATCAAGAACGAGATGCGCGAGCAGGTGGAGGAGCACAACGCACTTGTGGCCGAGCGCACGGCGTACGCGGTGCTGCGCGAGCTGAACGAGGCGGTCGACACGCTGCTCAACGACCGCCACTTCGGGGGCATCGTCTACCTGCACCGCGAGCGCGTGACCACGCTGCTCGAGCAGCTCGCGCCTTACCTGACGCTGCTGGCCGAGGTGGCGCCTACGCTGCCGACGCGCGCGGATGTCCGGGCGCAGGTGGCGGAGGCGGCAGAATGACTGACATCGACGTCAGCATGAGCGAGCAGTGTGCGGAACTCTTCGCCGCCCTGGCCGTCTTCCAGGGCGAGGTGACGTCGGCGAAGAAAGCGTCGTATAACCCGCACTTCAAGAGTCGGTTCGCTGACCTGGCGGACGTGCTCGAGGCGGTGCGCGCGCCGCTCGCACGGCACGGCCTCTCGCTCACGCAGATGCCGGTGGGCGCCTGCGGAAGCCACGTGCGCCTGGTAACGATCGTGGCGCACAAGTCCGGCCAGTGGCTCAAGGGCGTGCTCGACATGCCCCTGCCTAAGCAGACGCCCCAGGAGGTGGGCAGCGCCATCTCCTACGCCCGCCGCTACTGCGCCATGGCGGCGTTGGGCATCGCGGCCGAGGACGACGACGGCGAGCGCGCGGAGGGCCGCGGGCCGGGCGGCGTGAAGCAGGCGCAGCCGCGCGCGAACGGCGGCGGCGGGGTACGCGCGCAGGCTGCCGACGTCACCATGGACGCGAGCAAGCTCGTGCAGCAGCTCGTGACCGACCTGAACGCCGCGCCCGCCGACCGCGAGACGCTGGCGCGCTTCTACGAGTACGCGCGCGCCGAGCTGACGCAGGCGGGAGCGAACGAGCAGCAGAAGGTCGTAGTGCAGGAGGCCTTCGGCAAGCGCTGCGCCGTCGCCGGCCTCAAGCCGCGCGAAGTGATCTCTGGGAGGGCCGCATGATTTCTACTGACCTCGACATCGAGTCCTATCTCGCCAGCAAGCGCGCCAGCCACCACAAGCTGCGCACGCTCGCCGAACGCGGCGCGAGGGCTTACTACATCGCCCACGAGCAGCGCCTGTGGTCCGCGGACGACACGCGCGCCTACCAGACCGGCCGTGCCATGGAGGACGCCTTGCAGCGGCCCCAGGAGTACGCGAGCAAGTACATCGCGAAGCCCGCGGGCATGTCCTTCGTGACCAAGGAGGGCAAAGCCTGGAGGAGCGACCAGGAGGCGATGGGCCGCTCCATCGTCGATGGCGAGGACGCGCGCGCCATCGAGTCGCTGATCGGCACGCTCGAATGCTGCCCCATCGCGCAGGCGCTGATGGCCGATGCCACCCCGCAGGCGACCGTGTACCACGAGGACGCCGTGCGCGGGCGCTGGTCGATCCCGGGCATCCAGTCGCGCCCGGACTGGCTGTCTCTCGAGGGCAGCGCGGCGAGCGAGTGGAGGCCCTACGCGTTGGATTTGAAAACAACGGCCACGCTCGGCCAACTGTGCAGCGGGCGGAGCATCATCAAGTACGGCTACCACCGCCAGGCCGCCATGGTGCGCTTGGCGCTCGAGTACGAGGGCGTAGACGTGTCTGCGTTCAGGTATCTCTTGCTGGGCGCCGAGAAGGCGTTCCCCCACCGCTGGCGCGTGGTGGAGATTCCGCAGACGCTGATCGACGCGGGCGAGCGCTGGTGCGTCGCGCAGCTGGACGCGCTGGCGGTGCACTACGAGACGGGCGAGTGGCCGCTCGTCCCTTCGGAAATAACGGTGGCGGACGTCCCCGCGTGGCTGGACGACTCGGAGGCAGCATGACCAACGGCCACGACTTCGACGCTCACGCCGATGACGAGCTGCGCCGCGCCCAGGCTGCCGCGCTCGAAGCTGAGGTGCGCGCCCTGAACGCCGAGCGAGCGCTCGAGCACCTGCGCGACGAGATCGCGTCACTGCGTGCGGTGGCACTGGGCACGCCCGACGCCTCGTGGCAGGACGACTGCATCGTCGACCTGGAGACGCAGTTCGAAGCCGAGCGCGACCGGCGCACCGAGGCGGAAGGCGAGCGGGACTTCGTGCGCGCCCAGCTCGCGGAGCTGCGGACCGAGCACGCGCGCTGCGTGCCGCTTGCGGGCGTGCAGCAGCTGCTGGCGCGGTGCGAGGCGCGGTACGCGGAGGGCGCCACGGCCAGCGACGTGCTCGACCTGGTGGCGTGGTTCGTGGTCGCGCGGGCGGCTGCGGCGAAGGCTGAGGGCGGCGAGACGGGAGGCGAGTGATGGACGAGCGCTACCTCGGCAAGGACAAGACCACGATCGGCTGGGGCGGCTATCCGCTCAGCGCGTGGGACAAGCCTAGCTTCGCCGTGGTCGCAAACCGCGAGTGCGGCGGCGGCTGCGTGATCTTCACGGGCGGCCCAGCCGTCCCTTGCGACATGGACCAACTGGGGGGCCACCTGGTCGACCTCGGCCTTGACGACGCGCCGCCCGGCGTGAGCGTCTGGGAGGGGACGGTGCGTTGCTGGCGCGACCGTGAGAGCGGCGCGGACGACAGTGAACTTGTCGGCACGTTCCGGCCGCCGAACGACGCCGAGTGGGACGCTATCCGCCGCGGCGTGTCGCCGTGGGACGAGGCGGACTGGGGCCTGGTGGAGGACGCGCCATGAAGTGCCCGAACTGCGGCGAGGCGGCGGCGCCTGATCACGATGACCGCCTGTATTGCGTGTCGTGCGGCCTCGCGGGCCCGCGTGAGGTGCGGGATGAGTTGGCTGCGCGGCTCGCGCCTGCGGGCGTGCTGGCCGAGGCAGAGCGGCTCTTGCGGGAGCGCGGCGCGTCCGAAGTGACTCTGTCGTACGGCGACGAATGGCCAGGCATGCGTCACGGCGTCTGCCTCGTGGGGCGCGTCGGGAGCAGCGACGCCGCCGCCAACACGCTCGCCGAGGCCTACGAGAAGCTGACGAAGGGAGACGCGCATGGGTGAGGCAAGACTGCTGGTGCACATGACCGAGGACGACCTGCGCGCCGTTGTGCGCGACGAGATGGAGCGCGCCGCTCACGCGAGCCAGGCCGAGCAGCTGACCGTCGATGAGGCTGCCAACTACATGAAACGCAGCACCAAGACCATCCGGCGCTACCTCGCCGTGGGGCGGCTGCGCGGCGTGCGCATCGCGGGCGGGCAGATCCTAGTTGAGCGAGCCTCGATCGACAGGCTGCTGGAGCGCCCGATCGCCGTCTGACTTGCCCCCTCCGAGGAGTCGCTCCATGACCGTCTCGACCAGCGCCTCGATGCCCATCGCCGACTCGAGCGTCTTCGCGTCGAGCGGGATGCCGGGCATGAGGCCCAGGTAATGCTTCTCGGCGACAGTGATGCTGTGCCCGAGCTGCTTGGCCGAGCGGTACGCGCTCGCGGCCCCGAAGATGCCCGGCGCGTTGGTCAAGAACGAGCTGCACGTCGAGCGCAGCACCTTGTAGGAGAAGTGCTTCGGCGCACCGTAGTCGTCCCGCAGACGCCTCTGTTCGGTGTCAACGACGTCGTAGCTGAGGTCGAACACGGGCTGCGTCCACTCCGAGTACACGGGCTTCCCCTTGCTCCTGCGCTTGCGCAGCTCAACGAGCAGGCGCCGCAGAAACGGCGAGACTTCGAGCGTCACCGTCCGCTCGTGCTTGGTCTTGACCTTGTTCGGGTCGAGGTAGATCTCGCCCACGGGCCGGCCCTGCAGGTCGGTCGCGTCGAGGTCCACCTCCTTCCACTCGAGCGAGAGCGCCTCGCCGACGCGCATCCCGGTCAGAAGGACGAACGCCACGAACACGGCGATGGGCGCGTAGCGCGCCGTGGTGCCCTTCTCCGCCAGCCCCGCGTGCTCCTTCCGCGTCGCCGCGAAGACGGCCTCGTCGTGGGCCAGCGCGGCCTCCATGAGGCGTTGGCAGTCGGCAGGCTTCAGGAACACGATGCGCTTGCGCGGCGGCTGGTGCTTCTTGAGCGCGTCCTTCAGGTCGTCGCTCGGCAGCCTCGGGAGCAGCTTCCGCGACCGCACGTAGCCGAGCACGGTCCGCAGGGAGCGGAGTTCCCGGTTGACCGTGTTGACCGACCGCAGCACGCCCGAGGGCTTGCGCTTGCCCCGGTTCCCCTTCCCCCTCGCCGGCACGCGCCGGGTCTCCTTGGCCAGCGAGGCCGCGAATGTGCTCAGCCGCTCGATCGTGAGGTCATCGGCAGAGTGCAGCTTTGTGGCCTTGCACCACTGCTCGAGCTTGTCGGTCGCCAGGCGGTAGGTCTTGCACGTGCGCTCGCCCAGGCGCGGGTGGTCGTCGTAGTAGCGCTTCACGACCCCCTCGATGGACGTCCCCGTGGCCCGCGGGGCTCCCGAGGCGAGCTCCATCCTGCGTCTCGCGATGGACTCCGCCTTCGTGATCGCCCAGTCGCGGCGGGTCTCCGGCGAGGGCAAGTCGACGGGGTCGAGCCGGACCCACTCCATGCCGCCCGTGTCGGGGTCGTCGCAGCGCGCCCGCCATGTGGCGTGCTCCCCCTTCGGCGGGATGAGCACGACGCCAGGGTGCGGGGAACGGATGCGACGCTTCTTTTTGGCTGCCATTCGCCGCAGCATGTTCTCCGGCTACCTAACCGGCTACTCAAATCTGTCCGCGCGTTGGTTTGCGAGGGTAGACAAACATGGCGACATTCGCAGAAATCACGGGTTTTTTGGGGGCAGAGTCCACCACCGCGACCCCCGGAGGAATGTAAAATGAGGCCTTCTAAGCCGCAGGTTGGTGGTTCGAGTCCACCCGGGGACGCTAAAGATTCCGAATACTTACAGGAGGCTAACGACTCTCGAGACACGCGACCGGCTACCCAACCGGCTACCTGGATTTCTTTTGACGCCCCTGAGCCGCCCCCCGACCCCCCGCCCGCCCTCGACGTCGCACGCACCGAGCGCCGCCTGCGCCTGGTGCCGCGAGGCCTCGCCTACACCCGGCCCGACAACGACGGGAGGCGCCGGTGATCGCCGCCTACGTCACCCGGTGGGCCACCGTGATCGGCGCCGCCGCCACCCTGCGCAAGCAGGAGGCCCTGGCCGCCTGGGAGGCACTCGAAGCCGCCGAGCCCCCACGCGAGTCCCGTCCCTTCGCCCCGGGCGACCTGGTGCGCTTCACGGCCGAGACCCTGCGATCGATGTACGGCGTCAACCGACTGGGCTTCGCCAACTGGGCACCGTGCGTGCGGTTCACGGTCGCGCCCTGCGCGTGCGACCTGTGCGCGCTCGGCCACCACCTGGCCGTGCACGAGGGCCGGCACATCGCCAAGGCCGCGCTCGAGCATGCCCAGCGCTCGCCCGCTGGCCCGGTGCGCCGTGAGGACGCCGAGGCGGCGCTGGCCGAGCTCGGGCTGCGCGTGGACGACGCGGGCGAGTACTGGCTGAGGCCGCCATGCTGACCCGCGAGCAGGAGCGTCGCATCGAGGTATGGGGCGAGGTGCGGCCGTACGAGCAGCTCGACTTCGACGACGTGTGCTTCGCGCTGCTGATGCAGGAGCGCGCGCGGCAGCGCGAGGCCTACCGCGACCTGAAGATGTTCGACCCGCGCGGACATCGCGAGTACGTCGCGAAGAACGTGGCACGCAGGAAGGCTCTCTACACAGCGCGCGAGGGCTACCGCGCTCGGCTGCGTGACCGAGACGCGAAGGAGATGCGTCTCATGTACGCGGCGGGTGCGAGCGTGAAGGCGATCGCCGCCGCCTACGACATGTGGGAAGGCAACATCAGGGGAGTCCTGGACGGCCGCTCGCACCCGAACGCGGGCGGCCCCATCCGTTCGAAGCCGCCGGGCAAGCTGTTCCACCGGGACGCCCCGTGCCCCAAGCAGACGCCCGAGCTGATGGCTGCCGTCGCGGTCATCGGCGGGTCCAATCGCCATGTGTCGCGCCAGCTCGGCATTTCCCACGCGCTGGTCGCGGCGGTGCGCAGGAAGCTGGCCGCGGCCGAGCGCGCGGAGGCTGCCGAATGACTGAGCGGCACGACTACCCGCGGCCCATCGTGTGCACGTGCGGCCACGCGTTCGGCCACCACGATGACGGCGACCCCTGCTACCGGTGCACGCGCTGCAGCTGTCGCGTGTACTTCACCAACTGGTCGAAGGCCCGCAAGCTCGGCTGGATGAGCACCGGCAAGGCCAGGCGGTGCACGACGGCTCGCACGCGCTGGATGGCGCACCGCAAATGACTCGCGCGGTCCCGAATGTTGACGCTGTCTACATCGCGTGTGCGCACGTGGCGACAGCAGGAGGTGAGCGATGACTGACGAGCGCGATTGTCCGGACTGCCGCGATTACCTCGCCCTTGGTGAGCGATGCGTGCACGAGAACGACGCCACCCGAGCGGCACGCGAAGCCGTCGAGGCGGTTGCCATGGTCCCGCTGCTGCGTGAGCGGGTGGCCGAGCTGAAGGCCGAGCGCGACGCCCTGCGCGCCCGCGTGGCCGAGCTGGAGGCGTTCGAGGCGGCCGCCAAGGAACGCGTGGCCGGGCTCGTCACGACCAACGCCGAGCTGTCAGCGTGGGTGACCGACCTCCAGGGCGACGCGCGGCATCTCACCGCCGAGTGCGAGCGCTTCAAGGCTCAGCGCGACGAGGCGGCTGCGCGCGCGGGCCAACGTCTCGCCGAACGCGACGCCGCCCTGGCGACGCTCGAGCGCGTGCGGCTCACGGCCGGCGCCTGGAGGGACTTCGCGTCGGGCATCGCTGAGAAGGCGTGGACACGCGAGAGCACCGAGCACCGGGAAGGCTACGGCGAGGCGCTGGCCGACTGCGCCGAGGAGATCGAAGCCGCCCTTGCGTCACCCCGCTGAGTGACCCACCGTTGCAAGACATACCCAACGACGAAGGAGACCCCCCATGCGACATCTGACCTGGCTCACCGCTCTCACCCTGTGCGCGTGCTTCGCGCTCGCGCCAAGCCCCGCCGCCGCGGACACCCCTGCCACCCCCGCCCTCTGCGACACCGCCCGCGAGGTGCGGTTCTTCGTGCTCGGCGTGCGCAAGGGCCGCAACCTGGCCGAGTCGGCCATCCTGCGCGCCACGGACCCCGTGGACATCTGCGTCGACCTGGATGCGATCGATGACCTGCGCGAACTCATCGCCGCCATCGTGGACGACATTGACGTGCCGGTAGGCGCGAGCGAGCCGACCCAGTGCCACGTGCTCGGGCAGATCGCTGGCCTGCTCGCCGAGATCACGGAGCTGCAGGACGAGTGCGGCGACCTGTGCATCGCTGATGGCGAGTTCATCGGCGAGATCTCCGCCTTCCTGTACTGCGAGCTGTCGATCGCGCTGGGCGGCCTTGAGCTGACGGAGCTGTTCGAGCGCTTGGCCACGGACGCGTGCGGGACGAGCTTTCAGGTCGCATGTGACACGAAGTTCGAGGTGACAGCTGTCGCTGACCTCGAGTGCCGCCCGTTCACCGAGGGCGTCTTCACGGAGGTGTTCTTGGAGGCGCAGAACAACCAGTGCGCCGACAACCCGGACGAGGACCCGTAACGTCGAAGCTCACCCCAAATCAATCGACAGCGCCGGCTGCGCATCGATCAGCGCCTTGATCTCGGCAGGCGTTTCGAGCCGCTCGCCATCGTGAGCTCGCTGCCCGCGTCGTTGGCTAGCGCGGTGAGGTGTGAGACCTAGGTGGGGTTGACGTGGACGGCGGACGCGTCGCCTAGGGTGAGGGGATCATTTGCATGGTGGTCTCCTAAATCTCCACGGCCGCGCTCAAGTCGACCGTGACCACACGGCCGTCGCCGAGGTCTACCACCGCCCCGTCGTGCGCGTCGATCAGCTCCTGCTCGAGGTCAATAAAGCCCGTGCCGTCCTCAAGGTCAGCCACCTCGGAGACATGCGCCGTCCAGCCGAACGCGCCCGGGTAGTACTCGGGAGGCACGAGGTGCGCGATCTCGTCGCCGATGTGCTCTGGAGGTCGCGGAAGGCCTTCGAGTGAGTCGAGCGCGTCGCGCTGGTCTGTGACGTCCTGCAGTGGACCTGTAAGGCGTTTTGTCATGCTGCGACTCCGTATTCTGCTGCGGCCCAGGCGGCGAGTTGCGACGTCTCGCCGGCGGCGAGCACGTGGTCGTAATAGATTTCCTGCGCGATGTGGCCTTTGAAAGGCGACGTTCCTGTAGGCGACGACCCCAGCCGCAAAACATGCGACGGGGGGGCCGCGCTCGGCGCCACCGCGTCAGGGTTTGACAGGCTGCTACCGCTAACCCTGGAGTGCTGCAGCCCTGCGCCGTAGCCCCACATCTGCCAACGAGAGACATCCCGGGCCACGTGGGCCGCCGCAGCAAAGCTCCAGCTGTTCGCGAGCGGCGACACCCCGTTGGCGACCTGGAGGATCGCGTTTGTGGTCGAGAAAGTGTTGGTGATGCCGATGTGAACCGGGTTGTTTTGCCCGGCGAGCACCGCCTGAACGGACCCGCCGGTGGAATCCATGCGGTAGACGCGGAAAACCGACGCGCCTGTCCCGTTGTGCAGAAACGTCCACGCGTTCTGGTTGCTGGTGACCAGCCAGTCGTTCACCCCGTCGAGCAGCAGCGCGTTCTTTCCGCCAAGCTCCGGGACCGCCAGCGCGTAGGTGGGCTGGTTCGTCGCTGACCCCTGCGACCAGGGAATCGCGCCCAGCAAACCAGCGCGCGAGACCCACCCGCTGACAGTCGTGGTCCCTGTGATCCACGCGGGCGTGCGCGAGTCGTACCAGGCCATCAGCCCCGGCACGAGTTCGGGCGCCTCAAGCGCTGGCGGCCCAACGACAATGCCGCCGCCACCACGCCCGCCGCCGCGCATGCCGCGCGTGTTGCCTGCGCCCCGTGGTCGCCGGCTCATCAGACCACCGCCATGGTGAGTGCTTTGGCGTAGACTGTTCGGCTGCACTGGCGTACGACGCTGCTGCACTGGAATACTTTGGCGAACATGCTTGCCTCAACCTTTCCGCGCCGCGGCTAAACGGCAGGCTGGTCGCTGACGTACAGCTCGAGAAACCCGGCCGCGGCGTCCGAGACCCACCCGAGGTGCGTTGCCGCTGAATCGAGACGGAACGACTCGGCCTGGCCGTTGGCCAGCGTCATGCCGAAGCCGGCGTTGCCCGTGCCCATCACGCTCACTTGGTTCAGCACGACCGTGGGCGCTGCGCCGACGCCTTGTGCGAGCTGCACGTTTGCGCCTACGGCCATGGCGCGCACGAAGCGCCCGCCGAGCGTGGACCTCTTACCCTTCTCGGCCCCGGCCGTCGGGAGCGCGACGCTCTGCGCTGCGCCGGTGAGCGCGATGCGCCAGCCGCCCGTGCGCATCGTGGCGTCGGCTGCAGCAATGCAGCCTGTGATCCGTGCGGCGGTCTCTGTGTCTTTCATGGCTTGCCTCCGTGGAGTCTGGCGGTATTCGGTGCCCGCCGTGCCGACGGGGATAGAGTGGGCTCGCCCGCTTCGCCGGACGGGTTGGCGCCTGCCTTGCTGTTGACGAGACCCTGCAGCTGCTCGACGCGCGCGGGCTCAAGGGACGGGTCGAGCGTCATGCCGAGCGCCTGCGACGCGCGAATCTTGTCGTCATAGGTGGCGCCCTTCTTCTCCATGTTCTGCAGGGCGCTTTCGACGAAGCGCTTCCAGAGCGCGGGGTACAGCTTCTGCACGGTCTCGCGGTCGGCGGGGGTTCCTACGCCTGCGCCGATGCGGTTGAGCGCGTCCATGGGCCGCAACGCGGCCGAGCCGTAGTCGAGCATGCGCTGGCGCGCCTGCGGGTCCTTCGGGTCGCCCACCTTCTCCATGATAAAGTCGCGCTGCCGCTCGAGGTGCGCACGCGCCGCAGCGCCGAGGGCCGGGCCCACGGCCTGGTCGAGCATCTGAAACGCGTCCTCGTTCGCGGGGTCGCCCGAGACCAGGCGCTGCACGTACTGGTAGATCTCTTCGGGGTTCGCGGCGGCCTTGACCGCGGGCTCGGCGGCACGTGAGCCGATGGCGAGCGCTGCGCTCGGGCGAGCGCCGAGTACGAGACGGCTGAGCTCAGCGGCGCGCTGTACCTGCTCGACGCCCTTGACTGTCCCGCCGTACAGCGCACTCCGCATCCTGTCGCCAGCGACCTCGGCGGCATAGGTCGCGCCGGGCACGAGCGCGGCTGCGCCGAGGTGCCGCGCAACGTCTGTCCCCGCGCCAACGTTCTTGTTGATGTCGACAGCCTGGCCGAGCTTCGTCTGCAGTCTTCCCCGCAGTTCTACCGCACGCTTCGCGACCTTGAGCATTTCGTCCGATCCGTAGATCTGGGCTCGGGTGATGGCGTCGTCCGCGTGCGCGTTCAGCAGGCGATTGAACGCCTTTTCCATCTGCGCTTCGGGCGGGTGAACGCCCGCGGCGCCCATGTGGCTATAGAGCCATTCCCCGTTGACCTTCGGCGGCTGGTCGAAGGCGTTCCACGCCGCTTGCTCGCCCTCGAAGTGCAGGATGGGCTTGACGAGCGTGTCATTCGTCGCGGCGATGGACCTCGCCCACGATTCGTTGGTCGCGCGCTGCATTTTTGGGAGCGCGACAGTCCATGCCTCCTCGTCCATGAGCGCCTCGCGCAGCGCGTCGGCGCGTGGTTTCAGGATCTCGAAAACGTGCTGGTTTCCATTGTTCGTGCGAGACACGACCTTATCCGTGTCGCGTTTCATCTGGTCGAGCGTCCAGAAGAGGTCGCCCTCGGTGAGGGGGCGCTCCTCGCTGATCTTGAAGAGGTCATCGACCGAGGCCTTGAGCTGAATTTGCAGACGCCGAAGCAAGGCGGCTGTGCCCTTACCATCTTGGGCGATGGCCGGGTCTGCGATGAGCGTGTCAAGCTCCTGCGGGGAGAGTAGGCCCGCCGTCTCGCGAACAGTTGCGGGGTTGTATTGGCTGCTGAGCTGCGTCGTGCCGTGTTTCGCCACGTAGGCTTTTTTGGCCTTTAGATCGAGGTCGTTATCAAGCTGGCCCCGGAGCTGGAAGAACTCGTCCGCGTCCGCCTGCACCTCGTTGTAGAGCTTGTCGCGCAGCCCCTTCGCGGCGTCAGGGGTCAGCTTCACGGCCTTACGCGCAAGGGCTGTGCCCGCTCCCGGCCCTTCGGGCACCGGGTAGTGTTCCGCGAGGTCGGCCGGGGCCATGGTCGGCGGCAAGGTGGGCGCCTCCTCGCTCATCAGGCGCATGCCGCGCAGCGTCTTGTTACTGCCCTCGATGCCCTTGCGCGCGCCCGCGATGCCCTTGCCCAGGCCAATCAGGCCGCCCAGGCCGAAGCCGAGCGCGCCGCCCTTGAGCCCGCTCTCGCCCATCGCCAGCAGGTAGTCCGCGACGCTGTTATCGTCTTCGGACTGCCAGAGCGTGTTGGCCGCCTGCGTCGCGCTCGACACGCCTCCCTGTACGCCGCCCTCGATGCCGAGCGCGATCGCGGGCGCGGCCAGCCGGGCGAGCCCCGTGGCCATGCCGGGTCCTTGCTGGGCGACCTTGGCAGCGCGCAGAATGCCGCTGCCCGCGCCCACGCCCCACTTCGTGGCGAGGGCTGCCAGGCGCCCCGTAGGCGCCTGCGCCGCGAGCCTGGCCAGGACGCCTTGCCCGCCCGTGGCGAGCGCCGGCACGACGGCGCCTGCGACTTCGGAGACGGCGCCTGTGACGGGGTTCGCCTCCCGCCGTCCCTCGATGCCCTGCATGGCTGAGTCAAAGCGGTCCGCCCAGCTGACCGCGGGCTGCTCGCCGCCCGGCGTGACGCCTCGGTGGGGCGTCATCTCGACGCCCTCCTGGTCGATGGGCGGCCCCGCCATCGCCTCGGTCGTGGCCTGTACCGCGGCCATGGGGGCGTCAAAGCCGACCGAGACGCCGCGGCTGAGCTGCTCGCCCGCCGTCTGGGCAAGGTTACTCAAGCCGCGTGCCGTGGTGAGCCCCGCGCCCTCATTGAGCTGGAGCTGCTCGCGCTGGCGCTCGGCCTCGAGCTGCGCGTCAAGCCCGCGGCGGAACTTCGCGTCGCGCAGTCCTTGCTCGCTGCGCTGGTAGGCAGCCTGGTCGACGCTCTCGAGCGTGACGGGGCCTTGCTCGCCCGCAAGCGGGATGTCGGGCAGCCCTTCGGTCAGGCCCGCGTCGACCTTCCAGCCGTCCGAGACCGCGTTCTCGAGCAGGTCGCCGGACACCGTGCCGACCTCGTCACCCCTGCGAATGGGGACGTTGCCGAACGTGGCGCCCTTGTCCTCGGCGAGCGCGTTCCGGATGAGCTCCGGGTCGGCGTCGATGACGCCGCTCGTGCCGTCCGAGAGCTTGATGGTGATCTTCGGGGGCGGCATCTACTTCTTCGGCTTCCGGAAGCGGTCGCTAAGGTCAGGCAGCGGTGTGGGCGGCGCGACCTTCGTGCGGCCGACTGCGCGCGTCTCGCCGCCGCCGATCCGGTGTTCCATCTCGTCGAAGGCCTCCGGGTCGCTCGCGCGAATAACCGAGCGGTAGTACGCCGTGCGGTCGCGCAGGCGCCCAATACCTTGCTTGAGCTGCGCCGGGCTCTGCAGGCGCCCAGGGTCGAGGCCGAACTCGGACCACTGTCGCGCGCCTTCCTGCTCGGAGACGCCCGCGCCCGAGACGAGGCGCATGAACGCGCTGCGGCTCGCCTCGATGTCGCCCATGAACTCCTTGAACGCGAGCGACTCCGTATCGACGCCGACCACGCCGGCCGCCTTGTTCCACAGGCGCGTCTTGACGTCGGTCGCGTCGGTCGGCAGCACGTAGTCCACCGAGGCGTACTTAGCGATGCGATCGTTTGCCTCGAGCGCAGGCGCGATCTTGATGACCTTGTCGTAGATGGCATCCGTGCGCGCACGGTCGATCTTTCCGCCCTCCTGCTCCGCCTTGTCGAGCTTCGAGCCGGGCGTAGGCTGCGCTGGGGCCTGGCTCGTGCCCATCTGCGCGCGGGCTTCGGCGGGCGACAGGACGCCGAGCTTGACCAGCATCGCGGCCTCCATCGCGCCCATCTTGCCGCCCATGAGCTTCTTGAGCGCGTCGAGCTGCTCCTTCTTTCCGTCGACCTTGTACTGCGCCGCAGCCTGCAGCGCCTTGTCGCGCGCGGTCTTGCTCTCGAGCGTTCCGGCCGCGGCCTCGACCTCGGCCGCGAAGCGCTCCTTGCGCAGGCCGCGCGCAAACTCGGCGCTTCCCCGCACGTCGCCGAGGTACTGGCGAGCGATACCCAGTTCGGTCAGCTTGTCGGCCGCGGCGACCCGCTTCTGGTCGAGCGCGGCCTGCTGCGCCGCGATGTCTCGATCGATGCCTTTGTTGATGACATCTTGGGCGGCGCCGCCCCCGAGCACAGTGGCGATGGCGCCCCATACACGCTGCTTGTGCGTGCGTCGGTCGTGCGGGGGCGGCAGCGCGGCGGCGGCGGCATTGAGCGCGCGGATCTCGCCCATTGTGCGTTGAAACATCGCATCAGCTGCTTTGTCCTTGCTCTCGAACTGCTCCGCCATGGCGCGCGCTTCGCCTGCGTACTCGTTCGCGGCCTCGCCCTTGCGCTTGCCCGCTTCTGCCGCGGCGTCGCCCTCGCGAATCGCGGCGTTCGCCTGCATGGTCGTGAGCTCGTCGAGCGAGCGCAGGGCGTCGTCCATCCCCGCGCCCTGCGCAGGCGCGAACGCGTCCGGCGGCGCAGGAGGCGCCGCGGGCTGCTGCTCGGGCGCGGTCTCGGCTGGGGGCATGTCGGGCTGGCCGAGATCGACAGCGGGCGGCGCGATGGGCTCTGCGACAGGCGCGGTCAGCTCGGGCGCGCCGAGGTCTACGCCGTACGGCTGCCCGCGCTGCTTCGCGATCGCGCGTGCGATGAGCTCACGGTCCATGGGGTTCTCCTCAGCCGCCGCCAAACATAGAAGCGACGCCCTTGCTGATGTTTTCCATCCAGCCTTTCTTGTTCTCCATCTTTTGTTGCTGCAGCTTCTGGTCCGCCTCGAGCTGCGCCTTGTTAGTGTCGGTCTCGGCGCCGAGGAAGTCGGAGGTGGTCTTGCCGCCTGCGCCCATCATGTCGCCGCCGATGTCGCCGATGGTGCTGCCGGCATTGGTGATTTGTCCGGCACCAGTGTTGGCCGCGCCGAGCCCCGCCGTGGCTGTCTCGAAGCCCATCCCCGCGCGCTGGCCGTACTGCTGCCCCGCGAACTGCTGCGCCTGGATCATCGCGTCGCGCTTGCTTACCTCCTCCTGCATGCGCATTTGCGCGAGGTTCTGCGCGGTCAGCTGCTGGTTGGCGGAGCCCTGCGCCTGCGCGCTGCGCAGCGCCGCTGCCGCATTGCCGCCGCGCGCGTTCGCCGACATGGCTTGCATTTGCTTCGCCTGCGCGTCGGTCGCCTGCTGCTGCTGCATCCGAGCGAGCGAGCCGACGTCCCGACCCGCCGTCTGCAGACTGCCGCCGAGCAGGGCATCCTGGGCGCCCATCCCTTGCGCGCCGATGCCCATGCCTGTGCCGTACATATCGAGGCCCGCGCCTCCCGCAGTCCCGGCAAGGCCCGCTCCCTGCCCAGCGAGATCCGCGCCGTACATCCCGACGCCTTCGCCGCGGGCCGTCTGGTCCATGCCGGCCATGATGCCCAGGCCGTATTTCTGGCGGCTGGCGGCGAGCGCTTCCGGCGAGCCGCCCAGGGTGGTCCCCTCTGGGCCCTTAAGGAAGTTTTTCAGAGCAGCCCAGCCGGGCGCGCCGTACAGCGCATTGACGACGCCGCTCCCGTAGTTTCCGCGGGAGAACTCGCCAAAGATCTCGTTCTCGGGCTTGACGCCCGCCATGCGATTCCAGTCGGTGTACTCCTTGCCGGCGGATTGCTTCGCCTCGCCCAAAAAGTTGTCGCTCGGGTTATCGTACCACTGGGGCTCTTCGGGCGGCGGGGGCGTTGGCGGAGGCGGAGGCGGGGTCTGATACGCGCGACTGTCTGCTTCGCGCTTCGCCGCGGCCTCCTCGAGTTCTGTCTTGGGTCGACCTGCCATTACTTCACCCCAGGTAGTGAGCGCTTACTCTTCGAGGGACGTACGCCGTAGGACAGGCGCAGGTTCAGGGGCCGGGGGCCCGGCGCGGGCGTCGTGAACGTGCACGACAGCCGGAACTTACACACCGTCACGACCTGCTGCGCGGGCTTGACGGCGAGCTTCACGATGCGCTGGCCGGACGCGTACAGCGCGGCGAGCTCGGCACCAGTCCAGACCCACGTCTGCACGGCAGCGGCGGCGTAGTCGACGGCGTACTGGAGCGTCAGCGCGGCAACGCCTGCGGGGTCACTCGGGAGCGCGAGCACCGCCCACGCACGCCAGAGCCTCCCGTGACCCGCCAGGCCGTCCGGCTTGATCCAGTGCGTGGCGAGCGACCAGCCGTCGGTCGACATGGTGCCGTCGGATCCGAAGACGTTGTGTAGGCGCCGGATCGTCGAGCCTGCTGCGCCTGCGTTCAGATACCAAACATTACCATCTGCGACGCACGCGTCTGCGATGTTGTGCACGAGCGCGTCCTGCGTCCACGTGGACCACTTCTGCTCGAGCGTGTTCAGCACGTGGCACTCCTGGCCCACGGACATGATCTCGTTCGACAGGTCGGCCTCAATGATCCGCGTAGGCTTATGCCCAGCCGCGCTCGAGAGCCGCGTGACCGTCTCGATGGGTATGCCCACGCTCTGCAGCTCGCCGCCATTGCTGAGCAGGAAGAACCCCGTTTGCGCGCGAAACATGATGCCGCCGTTGGTCTTACAGACCAACGGGTCGATGCACCGGATCTCGTACGGCAAGCGCTTCGCCGGAGAGAAGAACCCATTGCCAAACACGTCCGGGCCATCGCCGTAAACCTGGTGGATGCCCGCTGCCCCGAAGATCGTAGGCACGCCGTTTAGATCGCGAACCGCGAAGCAGGCATCACCCACGGTGAGCGTGTTGAACGTGCTCCACTCGGGGGCAAAGCCCGCAGAGAACGGCTTCGTGAACCATACGCGCGACGGCACCTCTGCATCGATGGCCCAGAGGCGATCGCCAACCACGGCGATGTCGCGCAGCGCGGGCGGGGGCTCGGCGGGCAGCTCGTCGCCGCCCGCGCCGGTGGAGTAGATCGGGGGCGAAGTGCCCGCGCTCGGCTGCGCGTTCGTGAACACAAACCAGCACCCGTTCGCCGAGATCGAGTCGTATGTGTGCTTCACTCCCAGGGTGCCGGGAATCAATGCGAGATAGAACGTGAGGCCGCCTCCGGGCTTCGTAATGTACAGTTCGGGCTCGAGTACGTGCATGGGGACCTCGCCATCGAGCGCGGTCGCCTGCGGCCTGCTCACGTACACGTCGACGCGCTTACTCGTGACGATCGGAATCGTCGCCGCAAGGGACGGCGGGGAGCGGTGGAGGCGCGCCTGGTTGTCAACGAAGCGCCAGATCGCCATCACGGACAACACCTCGGTCGTGGTGGTCGTGCCCGACGACGCGGCATCGACCCGTACCACCGGAAAGCCGATCGGCGTGTGCTCGCACGTGGTGTCCCCGTCGAAGTCGAACGGGACGCCCGCCGCGACGGTGAGCGTGCCGCCGTAGCCGACGTGCGGGAGTGGCTTTGCCGCGTCCAGCGTGAAACCAAGCCGGTTCAGGTAGAGCGTCTGCGGGAGGCTATCGACCGCCGTTGATTCCCTGGCCCCGCCAGGGTCGCCCGTGAGGACAACGAGCGCGTCCCCGTCCACACCGACGCCCGCGTAGCCGCCGAACAAGCCCCCCCGTGCCTCAGAGTAGTAGACGTCGTGGCAGATTCGCGCTGAGATGTCATGGCGCAGGAAGGCCCCGTTGCCCTGGCTGTGGTGCCGCAGAATGAGCACCGAGGACGGGGTGGGCGTCGCGGACGGGGCGCCGTTGTCCGTCACCACGGACACGCCCACGTAGGCCCGGCCGTCCACGCTGAACCCGGCCGTTGCAATCCTCGCGTGGGGGATAGTGTCGCTCGCGAGCGCCGCGACGGGCGTCGCGCCGGGGAAATCGACGGCCACGGACTGGACCTTCGAGAACTCGTCGTTTCCAGGGAAAAGGAGTTCGGGCCCGCCGTTCTTGGCCCACAGCACGGCGCGGTCGGCGTTCAG